TTTACAATCAACCTCGAATGATGTATGCTTGGAACAGTCGAAAAAGGTTTTTGACTTTTTGAAGCAAAAGAAGAGTAACATTGCATTTTTAATGCACGATTCGGTCATTTTAGATTTCGCCGCAGAAGATAAGCATCATATCCGAGAGATAATCAATATATTTCAGGAGACGAGATTTGGGAAGTATAGAACTAATGTTAAGATGGGAAAGAGTTTTGGGGACATGAGGGAGATAAGTTGGAAACTATAATAGCACTCGGCACTGTATCTTGTAATATTGCTCGTAAATTCGAGAAGTATGAAGAATACACCACGTATAAGATTGATCATGAAGAATCTAAAGAAAAGAATTACTTAAAAGTAAAAAAGTTTGACAATCCTGAAGAGTATGAGAAGAACGGACCAAATGTAAAGAATTTTCTTAAGAAGGTCTCGGGTGATGTGCTTTTTATTGTTTGTGGTGCAAGTAGAACTGCCAGTGCTTCGTTGGTGGTGTTGCAACAGATACACAAAAGGTGTAAAATCAGCGTTTTATACATATCTCCCGAAACTGATCTTTTGAGCGAGGGAAAAACACTTCAGGAAAGAGCGGTATTCAGCGTGCTGCAAGAGTATGCAAGGTCTGCTCTGTTGGAGAGGACATTCTTGATATCAAATCTGGCTATTGATCCAATGATTGAAGATGCGTCCATTGTGGGATACTACGACTCGATAAACGACCTCATTGCGAGTTCCTTTCATATGATCAACTTTTTCGACCACGTATCTTCTGTTACGGACACCTTTTCATCTCCAGCTGAGACTGCGAGGATTTCAACATTTGGGATTTTAAATCCAAAAACAGGTGAAGAAAATTTGTTTTTTCCTCTTGACAAAACAAGAGAAACAAGGTACTATTATGGCATACCTGAAGAAAAGATGACCAAAGAAAAGGGTCTTCATAGGAAGATTGTCAATCAGGTAAAGAGCAAAGCGACAGAAGATAGGAAAGTGAGTTATGGAATATATCCAACGAGTTACGAACAAGAATATGCTTACATTTTGTCGCATTCATCTTTTATACAAGAAAAATAAGAAAACACTTGACAAATAAGAAAACATTTGTTAATATATTAACAGTTGGTCGGGAGATTTGCCGACCTGCTTTAGCCAAAGAGTAAAAAAAAGGAGAAAACACTATGGCACTTGATCTAGATCGCATGCGCGAGAAACTTAACACCGTCACAGGCAAGGGGGGTTCTAGAACGGACTTCTGGAAGCCACAAGATGGAGAAAGCAACGTGAGAATCGTTCCAACACCGGATGGAGACCCATTCAAGGAAAAGTTCTTTCACTACAACGTCGCACAAGGAGGGTTCCTGTGTTCAAAGAGAAACTTCGGAGATGATTATCCGGTCTGCAACTTTGCGAATAAGCTGTGGAACGAAGGCACCGAAGAAAGCAAGAAGATGGCGAAGAACCTTTTCGCAAAGCAGAGATTCTTCTCACCAGTCCTTGTCAGGGGCGAAGAGACTCAAGGAGTCAGAGTGTGGGGATACGGAAAGATGGCATATGAGAAGTTGCTAACGATTGTTCTCGACCCGGATTACGGAGACGTTACGGACCCTGAATCTGGTAATGACCTCAAAATTATGTACGGCAAGCCACCGGGAGCAACCTTCCCTCGAACGGATATTCGTCCTAGACCTCGTAAGACGGTTCTTTGTGACGACGCAGTAGGCGGAGATGAACGTTGCGCCGAGTTGCTAGAGACTGTTCCTGATTTGGAAAAGCTGTTTGATAGAAAGACCACAGAGGAAACTCAAGCAATCTTAGACACTTTCTTGGACAGCGACAACATTGAAAGGCAAGTTGAAAAGTTTGGTGGGAATGTCTCACCCCCGCCAGCAGACAAGGAGGTAGATGCAGTCGAGGCCGCATTCAACGACCTATTGAGTAATTAAATTTAAAACCGCAGGGAGGCACGGGTTTACAGGTGCCTCATTTTAGAGAGTCGATAAAGTTTTCGACAATTTCGACTCAACTCTAATGTCAACGACAATACAGGAGGTTTACTATGACAACGAGTAAGAGAAATGTGGCTTCTATGCCAAAAAGGAAGCCTGGATTTAATCGCCAGGGAACAATTAATTTAGAGGATTTCGATCTCCTCCAAAGAAAAGATTACAAAGATGCAGAATTCCTCGAATATGACTTCGTAGATCTGGATTCGTTTGATACCACTTCTTCGCAATTTTGGAATCTTGGGGTACGTGCAGCTACAGGTAATCGCGATGACAGTATCGAGGATATGAGGGCGTCTTTTAGGACCCGTGGATTCATGACCACTGAATTTCCACCGTCTGTCGACACCGAGGGTACCATCTTGGGGGGGAGAACGAGAATCGCGGCAGCTAAGTTGAATAATGAGAAATTTATGCCAGTGGCTGTATATGAGAGAGAAGACTCCTCAGAGAGAAATACTGTAACCAACGGACTCAGAGAAAACAACCACCCTCCGTCAGAGCCATCGAAATTTCACGACTTTATTAGTGGAGGAATTCACCTTATTAATAAGGGAGAGATGGAAAGAAACAAGAAAGCCATCCGCGACTGGCTTTACGGAGAGGTTGATATTGAACAGTGGTATGACAACGCTATTAATGGTCAGGTTACAAAGATAATCGAAAAAATTATGGAAAAAACCGAAACGGGTACATCTATTGTTCTTAGGAAGTCTAGACAAGAGTGGGAAACCTGGGTTGAAACTAATTTGAGCCTGCCCAAGGCTGATTTCGAACTCTTGTCCATTGACCAAATTTCCTACGTAGACAGGCTATGGAGCCAAATCTTGGAGACTTCAAGGCTAAAGGGCAATAAGTTTCCAACAAAAGTGGTTCTCTATACAAACTCTGAAACTTCTTCAAAGGCGAGACTTGCACTCAAAACAAGTCTTTCGAGATTGGAAAACCATGTTCAGGGAACTTATGCCCTCATCGAAAAGATGCACGGCATTTCTTTTGCTGGTAACTTTAAGCTGCCTTACGAGATTCTTGGAGCGGTCCCACAAATTGACGGAGATCACAGTTTGGGCGGCAACGACCTTGTGAGCGTGGAAGAGTATTGATGAAGAGTCCTCTTAGATATCCAGGTGGCAAGACTAGAGCCGTTAAGATAATCTTAGATCACATCCCTGAAGACACTGGGGAGCTTTGCTCCCCTTTCTTCGGTGGTGGTTCTATTGAGTTAGCTGTTGCTGAAAGAGGAACAAGAGTTGTTGGATATGATTTATTCAAACCACTTCATTGGTTCTGGAAGGCTTTGTTAGAAGACAAAGAAGAGTTGGCAAAAATCGCAGATTCTTTTCGTTTTTTTAATGACGAGTTTTATGAAACAAAAACTGGAACTTCTGTAGTGAGGGGTCTCTGGAAAAAAGACTTTTTAGATCTGAGAGATGAGTTGAGAAATGCAAAAGAATATTCTGTAAGGAACGCAGCAATTTTCTATGCACTTAACAGGTCTTCTTTTTCGGGCGAGACCCTTTCCGGAGGCTATTCTAAAAGAGCTGGTTATGTCAGGTTCACAGATTCGAGCATTCAAAGAATTTTGGATTTTGAGGGCAAGAACTTTGGCGTTGAATGCGAATGTTTTAAGACATCGATTCTTAAAAACCCGAATGCTCTTATTTATGCTGACCCTCCATACGCATTAGACAAACACAAGCTTTATGGAGATAAGGGAAACATGCATAAGGGGTTCGACCATCTGGCTTTGTATGAGGTACTGTCTTCTAGAAGTAATTGGATATTGTCATACAATAACAAAGAGTGGATCAGAGAGATGTACAAGGATTATGAGATCTTGGATGTCAGTTGGGCATATAGCATGAACAACATATATTCCAAGAAAGAAAGGGAAGCGGGACAAAAGAAAAAGATGAAGGAATCATCTGAAATTTTAATCATTAATAAGGAGAGAAAATAGTGGTAAAAGTAACAAAAATTAAACCAGGGAAGGTCTCAATGGATGAGATTCGTAGGATCATAAACAAGAAGGCTGGTCACTCCGTGGCACACAGTCTGGCAGAGGACAACCCGACAGAGGTTAAGGAGTGGATTCCAACCGGTTCCCGGTGGCTGGATTCGATTGTTTGCAAAGGAAGACTCGCAGGGATCCCTGTTGGGAAGATTTCAGAGATTGCAGGTCTTGAATCAACTGGTAAATCTTATATGGCAACACAAATCGCAGCAAATGCTCAGAAGATGGGCATCGAAGTGGTATATTTTGATTCTGAATCTGCGATTGATCCTTCTTTTCTTGAGAGGGCGGGATGTGACTTAGATCGTTTAATGTACGTTCAGGCAGAGAGTGTCGAATTTGTGCTAGAGACAATAGAGGAATTGTTGGCAACCGGAAATAAGTGGTTGTTCATTTGGGACTCTCTTGCTCTGACACCAGCAATTTCTGATATAGAAGGTGATTTCAATCCTCAGTCTTCAATGGCAGTAAAGGCCAGGATTCTATCAAAGGGGATGTCGAAGTTAACTGTGCCGATTGCGAACAGCCAGGCAACACTCCTGGTTCTCAACCAGCTGAAGACAAACATTACTCGGTCCCCATCGGAAGCGATGACGACTCCGTATGTCACTCCGGGCGGCAAGGCTATGCATTACGCTTATTCTTTGAGGGTGTGGCTTACGGGTAGAAAAGCGAAAGCATCGTTTGTAGTAGACGAGAATGGATTCAGAATCGGGTCTGAGGTTAAAGCAAAGCTTGAAAAGTCTCGTTTTGGAACAGCAGGAAGACATTGTAATTTTAAAATCCTGTGGGGTGAAGTTGACAATGTGGGCGTTCAAGACGAGGAAAGCTGGTTCGAGGCAATTCAAATATCAGATAGTCTAAAACAATCTGGTGCGTGGTTTTCATTAGAGTTAGAAGATGGCACCGAGAAGAAGTTCCAGAGAAAGGGCTGGGTTAAAGAGCTGAAAGATGATAAATTCCGAAATAAGGTCTTGCAAATTATTGATCAAGATGTTATAATGAAATTTAAGAACAGAACAGGTAATGCTGCTGACTATTATGAAGAGGAAGAGTCTCTCCCCGTCGAGGATTAAGCACCCACTTGGTTCTCGGCATCTCCGCCCCTGAGCGTGTTTTCCTATTATGGTTGCACGCGCTCAGGGGCTTTTTTTGAAAAGAGGTAAAAAATGAATGGTAGAGTGATGATTGTGGATGCACACAATCAATTTTTAAGGTCGTATATTGTCGACCCAAGTTTGTCAATAAACGGAAGTCCAATTGGTGGTTCAAAGGGTTTCCTTAAGATTCTCAACAAGTTAACGAGGATTGTAAGTCCGGATATGACTGTCGTTGTTTGGGATGGAGAAGGGGGGTCTCAAAAGAGACGCGCTCAAAATAAAAATTATAAATTAGGAAGAAAGCCGCCACTGAGGCTGAACAGGGATACCCGTCACTTGACGGAGGAACAGGAAAAAGAAAATAAAGCTTGGCAACAGATCAGGGCGATAGAA